CCCATGACGGGGCCACCCGTGGCTTTGGCGACATCGGGGCTGTCCGATGCCATGTCAAAGACGTTTTCTGGGTGCATTGGGCCGTCAACATTCTCAGCGCCATTCCAGTATCTGACCTCGGCCTTGACCTTTGGGATGCCCATGGAGTGCGCCACGGCCACCCGTGTGTTTCCCTCAAGGAGGTACGGCTGCCCAAAGTGGTTTACGGCCACCACAACCTTGTTACCCTTTTGCTCTGGGTCAAAGCCACCACTCTGCGCGTCGGCTAGCAACGCATCGTATCTAGGATCACCAGTACGGCGCACTTCGTTTTCCAAACCAGTAATGCCCTTCAGGACATTGGTTGGCAAAAACATGCTTGATCTGCCTCCAATTACGCCCGTGGTGGCACCAATCATAAATTTATCGCCTGGGTACTGGGCAGCCCTTGCCCGCTTGCCCTCAAGCCACTCGCCGCCAGGGTTGTCCCTCATAAAGTCGCGCTTTTTCTCAACCTCGCCGCCATTCTCACGGCGAATGCGGGGGTCGGTGGGGTCAAACACCTCAGCCTCTTTGTGCTTGATCGACCGTGGATCAAACGCCACCACCTCTGAGATGCCATTGGGCAGGTGTTCATGGCCAGTCTTAACGATCACACCATCATGTCCGCGCTTTTGCATCTCCGCCATAAATGGCCTGACGTGGTGAGATTGCAGGTTATCCCAAGGCCTTAGTTCGTTCTTGTCACGCATGATACCCATAGACTGAAGATCACGCAGGGTGCTGTGTGACCTCATGTCATTCGACACATCCCAAACGTATGGGTTCTTCAATGCGGCGTGGAGCGGGCCGATTACGGTGCCGTCTTCGCCGTACTCTTCCGCATTTCCCTTATCGGGCGATAGGTAGTGGCCACGACCAAAGAAGCCAGCGTCACGCGCGCCGAGCTTGGCATCGTCAAACGCCTCAAACTCTTCTGGGTGTGTCGTGCCGTGATACAGGTCAAGCGGTGCGCCGCTTTCGCCTCGAAGGTCTGGGTGAATGCCCTCAAACATGGCGGGGCCACCATCGGCATGGACGGCGCGGGGGACATCAGGCAGGTATTCTGACGGGGCGACTTGGCCGCCCGCGCGGCCCACCGCCGTGGCGTGGCGGGCAAGCTCAAGTGCGCCGCCTTTTGATTTTGGTTGTGCATCGGGGGTCAGCATGTTGACAGAACTGTCACTGTCTATGCCTTTAAACACATCATCAAGCGTTGCCTCTGGGTTTCCATAAGGTCTACGGCCAAGCCTGTACGCTGTTGTTGCGGCTGCTTTAGATGACACCTGACCCATAAGTGATGGGTGATTTTTCATGGCCTCAGCTTGAAGTCTTTGACCAATACCTTGGCCTCTAAATTCTTCGGGTACTTCAAGGTTAATTACGGAGGCTGGGCCGCTTGGCCGTTGAAGGATTTGGATGTACCCACCACTTTTGGGGTGCTTGTAAAACTTGTAAGCCGCACCATCCCCAAAAATATGTGAGGCATCTTGGGTCGATGTTTCAAGGCGGTCGCTCTCGTTTGAGATGCGATTGGCCGTCAGCTTCGCTGCGCGGATTGCCTTGTCTCTGTCCATTTATCGCCCCTGCTTCTTGATCTGCATTGCCAGCTTGACTGCCTCTTGGGCATGGTCACGCTCTTGCATATCACGCTCATGCTGCATTCGGGTAGCGTCATTCATCTGCTCACGATCCATTCGCATCTGCTCGATGCGCAAGTCCTTCTCGCGGTCAAGGTCGCGGTTCTGGTCGTTCATCTGGTCGCGCTGCATGGAGAACTCCATCTGGCGGGCCTTGTTCTGCTCAGCCAGCATCTTGGCTGGGTCTGCCTGCGGCCCCTGTGGCCCCTGCGGTGCGCCCGACTTAGACTGGGCAGACAGCATCGTGGCTTGGGCGCGCAGCGTGTCAGCGTCAGCCTTCTGGTGGGCGATCTTGATTTCCTCAATACCCTTAAGAAGCTCAGGTGGTGGCTGTTTTGCCTGCGCTGGCTTCAGGAATTGCTCAGGGTTCGACCAGCCGATGGCGCGCAGGGCTGCCTTGTCGATGGCTTCCTCGTCGTACATTTGCGGGTTCGCGGCCTGCAACTGCTTCAGGGCCATGATCTTCATCACGCGCTGGGCGTGGCTGGACGTGTTGGGGTCAGCCTGTGGCACCAGTTCCACATCGTTGATGGCCTGAATGAACAAGTCCTCATTCCACTGGACGGTGGGCTTGCGGTTGCGCTGCCAGAAGCTTTCGGGATGCTCGCGGAAACACTTCAGAAGAAGCGAAAACTCCTCAGCCTGCGCGCTGTGCATCCGCTTGTGGACGGCGTTCATGATCTTGGTTGCTTGATCGATCATGGCCAGCGTGGTGCCGACTGGGGCATCTGCGCGGCCCTCGCCAACCTGAGCCTCAGATGTGCCGCCCACACGCATACCAGTCTGCGACATGTTCTCCACCAGTGCCATCAAGGCCTGCGATGGCTCCTTGTACGGCAGGGGCATGATCGCCTGATTGATGGGCATACCACCCGTCTTGATCTGGGCCGACCCACCTGGAGGGATGCGGAAGATGTTGGTGTTCTGGCGTGATCCCGTGTCGCTGATCAGGAACCCTGGGAAGTTGGCGTACATGCCAGCGTCCAGAAGTTCGCGCCACGCTGCGGTGATGGCGTTGGTGGTGTTGCCCAAGATGTGCAGCAGGCCGATGTCGTAGAAGCCCAGACCTGGAACGAAGGTGTACTTGACGAAGTTCGTGCGGGCCTCTGGCAGATCGGCGGTGTCCTGATCAAAGTTGCGGGTGATCGACAGGATTTTGCGCGAAGACACGTCAATGGTGACACGGTACGGGATTTCGAGGCCAGTCACCTTGCCCTTGTACTTGTGTTCGTATCCCTTGATGTCCAGTTCGCAGTAGACTTCGTAAATCTCGCGGTCGCGGTCATCTGGGTTGGACGATGTGGCGGTGACGCCCTGCTGCGCGCTCTTAGCATCCTGAGCGGCATCTGGCGTGACCTCGTTGGGCGTCTCCAATTCGATGTCGCTGTAGATGCCAATGATCTGCAGGCGCGTAACCGTGCTGGGCCGCATGAAGACGCGGTGCGTGACGCGCTTGGCGTTTGACAGGTCGGTGGCGGCGCTGTTCACGATCAGGTTGTCGGCATCCACGCTCTCGCTGACGGGGCGGTTGCGCAGCGGGCAGAAATATACCTTCTTGAACGATGTGCCACCAAAACCCAGCATCAGCAGCATGCGGTCTGTGTCGGGGTAATATTCGCGCGCCGTGCTGGTCAGATAGTGGTTCATGTCCTTCTCAAGGGCGTTGGCAATCTCGTCGCGCTGGGTGGTGCTGCCGTTTGCGTCATCGCGGATTTTGACGGGGCCATCGGTGGGCAGCAATTCAGACCGCGCGTTGGCTTGGAAGCGCAGCACAGCTTCTTGCAGCAGGGGGTGGCGCACCTTCGACATGCCCTCCACGGGCGCACCATCAGCCGCGCCGTTCAGGCCAGGTATCTCGATCTTGAGGCCCAGCAGCTTGATGCCTTGGGCGCGGTCTTCAATCCACTCGCTGCGGCTCTCAAGGTCATCTGACACGCCACGGATGAGGTCATCGGCAATGTTCTGGAGTTCGATGTCATCGATCTCGTCAACAAGGTTGTCGAACCAGCCCTCTGGCGGTGTCTTCTCGTTGTCTGGGTCTTTGATTGGCTTGCCATCCAGTGACAGCGTGATCGACCCATCGCCGTGTTCGATCTTGAGGATAGCACCATCCTGCGAGATTTCTGGAACGTCATCAGGCTCCGCATCGTCATGCTCAACGGTTACATCCATCGGGCCAATGGCGGCATCCGCCTCATCTTCAATCATGCGGATATTAGGGTTCAAGCCTGACATTGTATTCCCTCAAAGGTAATGGCTGCGCCCACATTAGCAGACGGAGCCACGAATATCAACGCGCGATGGCCTCCACGGGGCGGTCAGGCTGGTTCTGGTACTTTCCATCGTACGATGCAAATCTGGATGTCTCATGGAACACCACCTGAGCAATGCCCGCACCCGCTGGGATGCGAAGGTCGCCGCTCCCGTGGTACACAAGCTCAAGCGTCAGGAAACCGCACCAACCGTTCTCGATCACTGTGTTAAATACCGACAAACCCTGTCTCGCCCATGTGGATTTGTCGTGGACGATGCCCACCAGATTGTGTGGCATTTGGAACTCTTCGATGGCACTGGCAATGGTGAAGTCCCCTTGTGAAAATTTACCGTCTACAATTACCCCTGACAGGTATTCTTTATTATTTGGCTTGTAGAAAACAATATCCTGCTTCAGGCGAATGTCGTACCCCGCCTCTGAGAGACCCCAAGAAACGCCGTGTTCGCGGCGCTTCTCATTGATCATGTCCTTGATGGGGGCGCGCTGCAGGAGGTCTGAGCCGTTTATGATCATTTTACTGAAGCCTCCAATTTCTTGATTCGATCCTCATGATCTTTCAGAATTTGATGCAAGCGCAGCCATCCCTGAGTGCTGTCATTTGGATCAAAACCAAGTTCTAACTGAATACCAGTTTGCTCCGCCAGCATGGCTTTGACACGCTCTTGTCGATCTGGATCGACCAAGACCAGACGCGAGCCAGAACGCTCTTTTAGCTTGCGGATTATCTTCCACGGGTTCCAGATCATTGCTTCAGCCCCTCCCGCGCCATTGCGGCCATGCGCTTTACGACTGCGCTACTGGTGGGCTTTTCCTCTGCGGCGATGTTCTTTAAGGCATCGTTGGCGCGGGATAACTTGTTAGAGAAATCCACAGAAAGCTCCATAAACTTATCAGTGCAATCCATCTCATGCTTGATGCGTTCCTCAAGCTTGCGGATTTTCTTCCATGGGTTCCAGATCATTGTTCACTCCTAAAAAATATTTCTGATGTTTCTCAACATACCACTGGGGCAATATCGTCATTAAGTCGCCACGGTTGGGGCGGCTGTACAAGCCAAACTCGCCACGGTAATACTCACGGCACCGCACTCGAAGATCATGAATTATATCGGCAGGATCAACAAGGTGAAATCCTGCGGGCGAACTCAAGGCGATGAGCCTGTCCACGCCGTTCGGTATTCCCCACCCAGCCTGCGGCATGGGCCTGTTGACCGTGCGCAGTTCCCACCACATCGTATAGTCAACGGGGCCACCTCGGTACAGGCGCTTTGGGGCTTTGACATCCACCCTGCCGAACTCAGCATCAAGCAAGTCCCAATGCTCATTCATGTTTTCATCGGCAGTTGCCCGCCGCAAGATGAGGTCGCCGCGAAGTTCAGAAAACATAATTTCCGCGCCGACCCCGCAAATCATTTGTCACCCCCGAACAGAACCCCAAACACAGCGGTGATCGGCCAGAACACAATGACCAAAATCGCAACAGAAACGTGGCCTTCTTTCATGGTGGGGAACGTGTCGTGGACGGATTCAACGACAAAGTCGAAGTCATTGACGAACCAGATCACGGGGATCAGGTACAGCGTCATCGCGGCAACCATCCAAAGTTCCATTATTCATCTCCTATAATTTCAGTTTCAATAACCTCGTCAAAGCCAGACACCTCCTCGGCCTCAATCTCCGCGCTAAGTTGGTCGATAGCCTTAACCGTCACAACCTTTGTTTCAAGTGAGGGGGCGTGATACCCCGTCACCCGCACTTTGAAGGTTTCCTTGACCCAGTGGCCCTCACGCTTCAGAACCGCCTCAGCCTTGCCGTGGGGCAGATCGATCAATTCTTTAGGGTTGATCATTCTGATGCTCCTCAACAAAACGGCGGATGCCCTCCATGGCCATTGCCGTCTCGTCCTCGCCTTCGATCACGTATTCGCGTGTGATCCCGCTGTGTTGGCCAACACCAACCACGGTCACGACATTGCCATCAATGACTGCGTTGCATAGAACTCTCATCGTCATCCTCCTCGCGCTTTGCTTCAATTACTTCAGTGGCAATTTCCCAGATCATCGCAAAGACATCGAGCATGAGGTCAGCCTCACGCCCTTCCTTTGCGGAAGTGACCGCCAAAATCGTCATAACCCTAGCCAGCACCTCAATTGCATCGTACGGCGCAAGTTCCAAGTTGAGACACGTCTTGGTCACAAGCATAGACACCTTCATCGCCAGTTCTGTTTTCTTCTCGTCATCGGTCATTTTTTCATCCCCTCGATCATTCTCACGCCGTGGCGTGTTGTCAGCATTGACGCAGACATTATCGCACCGAACTCAAGTCCCTCCTTGGCAGAAGAGAGTGTCAGGGCCGCAAGTGCTGCGGCCACAGCGTCGATTGCATCGAACAGTTCAATATCTGAACCTTTAATATGCTGATGAATCAGATCAGCAATCTTATCTGCAAGATCAATCTTGCTCATAATTTTAATCCTCATGCGTTGTAGAGCGGCACATCTCCATTCCCATGGAACACCTTGCTGCTCTCGATTTCAGCCATTCGTTCTGCGGCTCGTGTGAGCATACCCACATCTCGCAGATGTTTCAAGGCCATACTTACAGTATCGACAAGATCGTCGTGTTTTCCGCGCGGGAACGATGAGGTCTGCCTGATCACCATCTCGGCCCAGTCCTTGTTGGGCGCATACACCATACCCTCACTGAAGATGTGCTGCACCGAGTACAGGCGGGCCACCTTGTCGAGGGTCTTGGGGTCGTACATCTGGACAACGAAGTCCTCATTGCCGAACAGTCGCCGCATCTCCTGCGCCACTGAATGGCCAGCCGCCTTGTTTTCAATCAGCAGCACGTCAACCTTCATCCGCTTGCAGATGTCGGCCACCTTGTTGGTGAGGTCGTGGACTTCGAGCTTGTCCTGCCACGCATACATCATCATGGCCTTCGGCACAGGGCCGAGGGATGAGGACTGAATGCTGCGGGTCACGTCCATCGGCCTGCCGTACCTGTCAACCATCCTCGTCGCCGCAGAGTCCGAACTGCCACCGAACACGCCCCAGACCGTCAGCGCGCTGGGGTCGTTCTCGGCCTTGGTCGTGTAGGCGGTGTCCAGCGATGCCACGATGTACTCGATGGGTGGATACTCAGGCCGATCCCATAGCTGCCACCACGCGTCCTGTACGATGCCGCCGCCGCGAGGCTCAGGGCTTTGCGCATACTGGCCAGCGGTCGCGTATGGCCCCATGGCGGCCTCGTCGCGGTCAACCACATGCTCAGGGAAGCGGTCAGGGAACAGAAGCTCGCCATCCTCCTCGCGGGGGTCTTCGTAGCCCAGCATCGTTGGCTGCGCGCGCAGGGGGTCGTACCGCATCGGCAGCATGATGTGGTCATAGCCCATGCCACCCGCATCAAGGATAACGCCAGACACGTCCAGTTCGTGCAGGCGCTGCATCACCACCACAATGGCAGACTTGTCGGGGTTGTTGAGGCGCGAGGTCACGGCTTCCTTAAACAGGTTGGTGACAGCCATACGCTTGGCATCCGAGTTTGCGTCATCCACGCTGTGGGGATCATCAACTATAACGCGATCACCCCTATACCCCGTCAACCCAGAGAAGGCGCAGGCCTGCCGTGAGCCTGTCGCGGTGGTTTCAAACTTGCCCTTGGCGTTCTGGTCGCCCACCAGCTTAACGATGTCACCCCAGTGGCCCTGATACCACTCGCTGCTGACCAGTCGCCTCATGCGCAAGCTGTCACGCAGGGCCAGTTCCAGCGAGTGCGAGGCGCAGACATACCGCATAGACGGCATATTCTGCGGCCCCCACTCCCACGCTGGCCAGAACACCCCAACAAGCAGGGACTTCATCGTGCCAGGTGGGACGTTGATGAGCAGGCGGTTGTAGTAAGTATCATCGTCCAGCATCTCGCCGCGCGTGATGGCTTCGAGGTGTGCGCAGATGAAGTCGATGTGCCAGCCGTGAACATATGGCTGTTCGGGTTCGATCACATGCCATGCCGCTTTGACAAACTCAGCCAGAGACAACTCGCACTTGCGCTTTTCGATGATCTTGCGCTGCGCCACCGCATCCACAGCGAAGGGCAGCTTGACTACGCCCACAGCAGTTCCACCGTGTCGCCGTCATCATCAAACACGCCGCAGCACATCTTGGACATGCCAGCGTCGAGGCAAATGCGGCTCTGGCCGATGAACACGCCTGGCGTGTGACCATGCACCACGGTCATGCCACGGTAGCCGACATCAGCGCCCTCTGGATAGCGATACCATTGGGTCACGCTCTCTGGCTGCTCCTCTAGATCGTACGATTGATCGACGGCGGCATGGACATAGACGCGCTTGGCATCGCTGTGTATGGTGGGGAGGTCATAGAACCACTCCACGTCATGCATAAACGCATCCACATCTGCCTCACCAGTCATCGGGTTCTGGTATGACATGAGGGTTACCACGCCGCCGTTGGCCAGCCAGTTTCTGGGGTCTGGGACGCACACCATGTCCTCATGGTTGCCGCGCAGGCAAACGGTGTTGGGCAGAGAGCGCACCAATGCAACCACCTCACGGCTCTGGCTGCCGCGATCCACATAGTCGCCGAGGAACACGATCTTCGCGCCCTCTGGTATCTGCGCCAGTAAGGCCTTGAGCGGCTCAAGCCTGCCATGGATGTCGGTCATCACGTATGTCTTAGACATCTGACAGCACTTTCTCCAGCATCTCCAATTCCTCAAGGGAAAGCTTGGACACGTCGATGGTGTTCTGCACCTTGATGGGCGCGTCTTCAACGCCGCCGATGAAAGTTTTCTCGCCGTATTTCTTGGGGTTCATACGGCCCAGCGCCCACTTGCGCGTGTCAACCCGCAGCCTGCTGCGCTGCACATGCTCGCCATTCAGGGCGAACGATGTCGGGTCATCCGCGTTTTTCAGCATGAAGTCATTGGTGCCGTCATCCGCGATATTGAGGACTTCCTCAAACATCGCATCGGCCCGCATTTGCGTGGCGAGCGCGTACTGTGATGTTCGATCAGGGTTTGTCCTCAAAATCTTCATCAAAGTGCTAATAGCAGGCATGTGATCATCCTTACAGATTGATCGGACGCTCTCGCCATTCACCATACGCTCGCAAATCTCGTCAAACAGTTCATCAGTCATATTAAAAAGCATAACCGCCACTCCATGTTCTGGGTGGCGGCAATGTAGCATGAAGTGTGCGATCAGTCTAGTTGGGGGAGGTCAGGGAGAGATGCGCAGCCCCAACTGGGAGGAGCTTAGGGCTGCGCTACCGTGATTGCGCGGGTGATTGCGCGGCTCTCGACGGCATACCGCCAGCATTTACCCGCTGGTCAGGGTGTTCTCAATCCTTATAGGGGTCAAACTCCCCAGCGCCCGCCATAATGACACCAAATGGCTTCAGCGTATGTTCTACGCTGATGGTACCACGGTGACAATCCAGAACGTCTGGCAGCCTGCGGTAGGCCTGTGGGCTTTCATCCAAGTCGGAACCCAGAACGGTCACCCCGAAGTCTGAAATCCACTTCTTCCACTCCACACGGTCAACCATAGGCTCCCGAACAACGGTGCCGTCTTTCTTGGTCTTTCCGCGCGCATCGGTTCGGCTCATAACTCGGCCAGCGCCATGCACTGTTGAATACATCGCGCGCTCCGACAGGGAACTGTCAACGCCCCTCAAGATTACCGCACAATCGCCCATAGACCCGCCAACAAATCCATACTGGTCGGGGAATGCGGGCGTTGCGCCCTTGCGGACAACCCACATGTCTTCACCAAAGTGATTTTCCCTCCACGCAAAGTTGTGGTGGTTGTGAACTGAAAACGTCACGTTACCGCCGATCAGCGACCGAACCTTCTCCACCACCCACTCGCGGCCAGCGTATGCGTAAAGACCGCCCAGCTCCAAGCCAGCCAAGTAGGCACGGCCCAAGTCGGAATTACAGTCCAGAAGCGCGGGGTCAGAAATCATCGCATCCTTGGCACCGACAGCCGCAAGGTATTTGGTGGTTATCTTGTGGCCCAAGCCACGCGAGCCAAAGTGAACGCCGATCCACACAAACCCGCCTTCATCTTCCATCAGGTCGACATAATGGTTGCCACTGCCCACCGTGCCAAGTTGGGACTGGGCGAGATCACGCAAGTCGGGAACATCAGCCGCGCGCCACAAATCTATGTCATCGAACAGGGCATGATCAACCTTCTCCTCGTTCTTTCGCCCAACACCAAAGGACACGACCCGTGAAATGTCGTTCAGGATTTTCACCGTGTCCCGATCTATGTCTGACCGCTTGCAGTCGAGGCGGACGGCCATGTTTCCACACGCAATGTCGAACCCCACACCGCTGATGCTGATGTGATCAGTGTATCCAATGACACCGCCAATGGGGTGGGCATATCCGAGGTGGCCGTCAGCGCACAGAACCCCAGAGTGGGCAGACCCCACCGACATGCACCGATCAAATTGCTCCAAGGTGTTGGCATCGTGGTTTCCAAAAACAGTCTTCATCATTTTCTCCCCCTATGGGTACGGCATTCGCCCGTACTTAATTGCTCTCGCCGCCTTGGCCCTGAAGCCCCGCGACCCGATAATCTTGATGTACCGATGCTTGCGTGGCCTCGGTGCCAGATAAAAGTCATCCCCGTACTTGTCACGCATCGCCTGCGCGCGGTTCGCCACGCCCCTGAACTGGTCTGCGATGGTGATGCCATGCAGATGCTCCATCCCGCGAACCTTCCAGTCTGTGCGCTTGGCTGACAGCCCGTGGTACGTGAAACTACACGCCTGATACACCACACTACGGTGGCCCCGCTCAGTGTCTGCAAACGAGATCACGATGTGGTCACCGCCGATCATCCGCAGGCTGGCCGACACAAGCATCGACGCATCGTTCTTGATGTTGTGGTCAAGCACTAGACGGTTCAACTCCAACACAGACCCAGAAAAATCCTCGCCCGCGATGCCATTGCGCAGTGTGCTGCTGGCTGGGGTGCCATAGGTCACACAGCCCACCAGTGCGCCATCCCTGAAGAGGCCGAAGGCGTGGCTGATCGAGGGCCAGCGGTGGGCGTAATGCACACCCACCACCAGTCGCTCGCATTCCGCCCGTGTGATCCGCCTGACCGTCAAAACGGCACCTCGCCATCCTTGAACCAGATACCCTTCATGCAGGGAGATGGTGCGGGCTGGGCTGCCACTTCCAGCAGCCCGATCCACCGCATAAATATCACCAGATCAGCGGGCATCACAGCTTCTCAACCTCCCTGATGATAATGCGGTGGCCCTCATGAAGTTCCAAGCCCATAGCCGCAAGGTCGGCGCGCCACTCTCTGGCTATGGCAGTCGCCCTCTGGTAATCATCCGCAACGCCAATTTCTCGAAATTCAATGCCGTCAGCACCAATCTCAGTCACTTTGAATTTCATCACGTCATCCAATCAAAAGTTAAAGTCACGAAAATTGCGAGGCTCGCGTGACAGCGAGTATCGCGCGCCATAAGCGTCACGCCACTTGCCGTCCTTGTGCTGGCGGATGCGGACTACTGGCGCTTCGGGGTCTGGCTGGATGTCCCACTTCTGATCATCCTGATTGGCCACATGGCCAAGGAACCCGCCCGCGATGAACTTACGCTCCCAAGGCAATTCAAATGTTGCCATCTCGCGGATGGCCAAGGTCTTTGCGTTGACGAAGCGAACCACCTCGAAGGGTGTCACGTCCGAGTATCCGATGCGGTTTGCGTAGTTCATGCCGCCACCGCCGTGCAAACGCCCTGCTCGATCAGGTCATGAGCCATGCGCCCGTAGAAACCCTGAAGCTTCCACACCAGTCCCGTGTCGATCAGGTGCTGCCACGCCTCGATTACCTCGTCCTCAGTTGCGTCCTGCGATCCCTCGCAAATGTAGATTGCCGTAAGGTCATCCATAATTCCATCTCCGTGTTTGTGTGTTTCGATGTGACCTGTATAACATCAAAATCGGTGGGCGCAAGTGAAAAGTTGATAGCGAGAATGTAGGAGTTCGCCCACTAACTACTAAAGACACCTAAGTCATTGAAAAATAAGAGAAATATACATAGTATATATGTATATATATATATATATATATATCTCTCTCTCTCTCTCTCTCTCTCTCTCTCTCTCTCTCTCTGTGTGGGTATCTATATATATGTCTATCTCTCT